CCTGCAGTAATTGTTCCTACTGCTTTTGCTTGGTGTATTACATAAATATTATTTGTACCACTGGGAGGTGCAGCTGCAAATGTTAATGTAGTGCCTGATAAACTATATGCAGAGTTTGGATCCTGTCTAACATTTTCTACATAGACTTCTATGTCTAATGTAGAACCAGGTGCAACGTCTAGTGTAAATGCTGTTGTACTAGCATTGCCACTAAATCTTTTACCTTGTAAAGACTGAAACTGGTTGGTTGTATCTATAGGTGTACCAAGATATGCCATTCTAGGTTATCTCCATAATT